TGTCGCAGCCCAGGCGTTCGATCATCCGTGAGAGTTCGATGTCCGCCCGGTCGTAGGACCATTCGACTTCCGGGTACACGTCAGTCGGCAGCACCGTCACGTCATAGGTCGTCTCGAACATCGCGTCCAATAGGATCGTCGCGAGTTGCTGGACAGACTTCTGAGTCGAGGGATCAATCGTTCCGTCAGCAAGATAGACGTTGTACCGGCCGCTCACCGGGAAATACTTCCACCGCCAGCGCCGGTCCAAGAGGCGGATGACCATGATGTGTCCCTGCGTCGTCAAGTGCATTGACGCGAAGTCCACTTTGACATCGTTGATCGTGAGTGTGATCCCGCCGAACTGGAGAACGAGTTGACCGATAGCGGGCAACGCCGTCGCCTGGGGCAGCGCCATCAGCACCATTGGGTTCGGCAGGAACCCTAGCGACCTCGGCACGACTGCCGATTTCGTCAAGGCGACTCCCGAAAAGTAGGCGGCGACTTGGCCCATTTATTGACGCATCTCCACGATGCCGATTCCGCTTCCCGTAGATGGCCGCACGATGCCGTTGGTCGTCGTGATCCACGGCCCAAGGATCAACCGTCCGCCCGGATACAGCGTGCAGTTCGTGATCGTTCTCGCGGCTCGGCTGGCCGTCAGATCGACCGTGCCGTAGACGTGAAGATTCGTGATCGTGCCGGTGGAGTTCAGGACCGCATTGCCGTAAGCCGTCAGCGTCGTGATGGCCCCGGAGCCGTTCGTCTCCAACCGAGTGTTCACGCCGTTCACAACCGTTGTGGCAGCGCACCGCAGATCAGCCTTGCCGCCCGTCTGATTGAGCGTGGTGAGCGTCACTCCACTGGCGATCAGGACGTTTGAGTCGCCCGCCTGGTTGTCCACGAAACCAATGTTGAGCGTTGCCACGGTCGCGGTGTCGGCATCGAACGGAGCGATGGCCACGTTGCCCCGTTGGACGTAGCACACCGCGATGTTGGAACCCTTGAGGTTGACGGCGTAGCGTCCGGGAAGCGGCGTTCCCTTGGAGTTGATGTAGCAGTCGATGTTGGCCGAACCGATGTCGAACATCGCCAACGGACCAGAGCCTTCGTAGCGGAACAGATCGGGGTCGATCCGCAGGTACATCGGCAGGTTGTTCTCGAACCGTCCGATCTTGCCGCGATAGCCGGGCAGGACACGGAAGTCGGCGATGGCGATGCTGGACTGGTTGAGTCCGTAGAGGATGTCCACCGACGTTCCGGTATCGGAGACGTCAATGATCACGTCATTCGTGGCGACGGGTGCGAGGTCCGTTTGCCAGTTGCGTGCCGTGCCGTAATCGTTGTTGCCGACGTTGGCCGTGGTCGCGACTTCGGTATGCGTGCCGTCGTCGGAATCGGCCAAGGCCACACTGAACGGCACGCCGGCAGTCGCAGCCGTCAATAAAAATACGCCACTGGATGGATTACTTGGATTGACCCGCTTAATACCCGGCTTCACGGAAGCCAGCCACGCGGCGTACAATCCTGTCGCGATCTCCGCGACCGTGGGCGAGCCATCTTCCGTGTACGGAGCGGTTTCAACGCTGCCATCGTCCTTCGTCAGCGTCGGCGTCCACACTGCGGTATTGGACGTTGAATCCGCCGTGATGGTCGTCGTTTTGACCTGGGCGACTTCGGTGTTCGCCGGATTCCTCCAAGCACAGTTTGCGATGATACACCTCCATTAAAACGCCGTTGGGCCTTCAAACACGTAGCGCCAGCGGATGGGCCAGTGCGTCTGGTAATTGATGCCTTGATTCTTCGCCTCGCCCGGTTCGATCATCGACAGATCGTTGCGGATGTACGGATTGCCGTAGAGCGGTGCGGCGTAGGCCGGAGTCCCGGACAACCCCAAGGCATTCCCTTGCTGGATCAGCCGGCACTTCGTAAAGAGCTTCGGTTGCTGCCACTGTGGCGCACCCAGGAAACTCTCTTGCCAGATGTTGTACGGACCGCCGGAGCCGATCTTGGTGTAGGTTTCCGAGTGGTAGAGCAGATCGTCGTCCGCATCCATCACGTCGCCTTCAAATGTGACGCGGTACGAACGCAGGTTGACGTACTCGGTTCCCATCCCCCAGAAGCGTGTCCCGCCGGGATACTGCACCGGCCCCTTGACTTGGATGCCGTTGACGCAGGCGGAACTCGCCGTGGAATGGGCTGTGGGAGCGCCGTTGTTGTCCAGGAACAGCAAGTCGCCTCCGTCCGTCGCGCACGCGGCTTCGAGCAGTTGCAGTTCCGTGGTGAGCGCTGCGGCATCGTCAGCGATCTTCACCCCGTTGATGATCCAAGTGACGCGATCCCACATCTTCCGGCCGCGCTGGCTGTAGATTCCCCTTCGGTGGATTTGCAGTCCCACCTCGTTGTCCGTAAAGGAGTAGCCGCCGTATTTGAAAATCACGGTTTCACTCCAGGGTCATCGCGTCTGACACAATGGCTTCCCGATCCAGAGAATCTTGCAGGTTCGCGCTGATCACATGCCGCAGTTCCGCCATCTGTGGGCTGACGAGATTGCTCAGTTCCGACAAAAAGTCCGCCCCCAGCGACGGCCCGGCGGCTTCCTGTTCCGTCCCGCCCATGCTGCTGTGCGTGCGACCGGATGCCGCGACTCGCCCCAGCAGGTTCGGCTCCGGCGCTTGGGACGCCTGATCGAAGCCCAGCGGTTCATCGTCGCCTTGGCTGGGCGTGGAATCGGCGCTCAACTCCCCGTCCCGCGGCGACTCGAAACTCATGTCGTCCAGGGGATCGTCCGGGAACTCGGCTGGTGAGTCCGTCCGCAGTTCCGATTCCTGTTCGGCTTCCGGCTCCGGCTGATCGTCCAGCGGATCGTCGGGCATCTCGTCCGGGGCGTCAGTCTCCACTGGAGCGTCTGTCGGCGTCTCTGGCGCGTCGGCTTCCAGGGATGGTTCATCGGGCGTCTCTGCCTCTTCCAGTGCGTCTACGGGGTCGTCCGGCGTTTCTGGCGGGGCGTCCGTTTCCACGTCGGCCTCAGTCGGCGTTTCCACCGACTCATCAGCGGCAACCGGATCGCTCGGCATCTCCGGTTCGTCGGACGCCAAGGTTTCTTCCGGGTCGCTGGGAACGTCTTCGGTTGAGAGTTCGGCGTCCGGTTCAGCCGCGTAGTCATCCGACTCCAGGGCTTCGTCTGTCGGATCAGTTGGGGCGTCCGGTTCCTCGCTAACCTCGGCAACCGTGGCGGAGACGGGTTCCTCTTGCGGCGAATCTTCGGGCGCAGAGGTTTCTTCCTCCGGCTCGCTCATCGCTTGCCAGGATTCCATCGCTCGTTTGATCAGATCGTCAACGTCCACGCTTCGCTTCTTTCATCGCCTTACGAATGATCAAGGCGTTGTGTCGAACAATCGGATCGTCGGGGAACTGCCCTACGGCATCGCATTCCTGGAAGTGCTTCCATGCCTGTTGATTCTTGGCGCTCAAACCCTTTTGATCCTCCGGTGTTCCTTTCGGACAACCTTCGCGTGTCTGGCATGCAGTCACGGTTCCCAGCGGTCGCAACAGCGGCTTACCGCCGCGCTGCACAACCTTCCCGGTGTCGTCGTCGTACCACCATTTCTTGCAGTGATTGCAGTCGCGTCTCGCCACTTGCGGATGCCGAAGATTTAGGATCACCCCCTCTCGCAAGTTCCGGGCATCGCGGAGTTCCCAGTTGGGTTCCCAGTCGCCGCCGTGTTCGGGCGGAATCGTGCCGAAGCAAATCAGAAACAGGGCTTCAATCTCTTTGCTGATCCAGTGGTCCTGTTCTTCCCAGACAACATGCCGTTTGGTGAACTCTCGGATCGTCGCTTCCGTCTTGTGCCCCCGCATGAACTCGACTCGCTCCCAATGGAGAGCGGGCCGGTAGGAAAACCGGCGAGAATCAAACGAAACGTGTTGCGTGTAGCCGTCGAGAATCATGCTGTTGCGTCGTGGGTGATGACCGTAGAAACTGTGGAGCCGCTGCGATAGTTGTTGAAGTGGAGCGGCAGGCGAATCTGGCCTTTGCCTTTGATCACCGGCGGCCTTGCCAGCGACTTGAGATTCGCAAAGGCAATCGACGTGCTTTGATTGCCGCGACTCCACGCCAATGAGGCCGCCGCCCCGGCAGCAGAAGCCAACGGCGTCGTGAACAGGGCTTGCTCGTCCGACGTGTAAGGCGTGCTGAGCGACAACACGTTCACGCGGTCCGTTGGGCAGATTGCCGTGGCCGTGGTGCTGTTGTTCCACTGAACTTCCATTCTCGGATCGAGCAACCACTGATACCGATCAAAGGCGTAGGCTGTGCCGGAATAGGTGAAGACTCCTTCCGTGAAGGCGTAGGCAATATCGGTGTCCAGGGCGGTTGCCGAGAATGATCCCGAAGCTCCTTCTGTGAGGTTCACGCCGAGCACCTGCTGCGTCAGGCTGTTCGGCTGCGATCCACGCTGCCCTCGGAAGATGCTCCGGCCCATGACGCAACTGGTGTAGGTATGCACCTTCGTTACACGGTCGATGATCGACGTGAACGTGCCGTAGGTGTTGCCGAGTGTGAACGTGTCGGTCGGGGATTCCGCAAACCCCATCAACGGCAGATAGACATCCAATTCCGCTGGACTCGGATTGCAGGTGAACTCGAAACCGACAATCAGCCTGCCAAGAGTCACCCGCTCCTTGGTGTGATCCAGGTTGCCGCGGATAGCCACCTGCCCGTTATCCACGAGTTCCCGCAAGGAGAGATCGCGGATGCCGCCGATGAACTCGACCTGCTGCCCATTGATCGCCAGTTTTGAGGCAAAGCCTTGTGCGCAACCAGCCATGCGTTACTCCTTCGGTTCGGTGTCCACAACCTTGACTTCGCCGGTTCCATCCACCATCACTTCGCCTTCGGGAACTTCCGCCAGCGGGGGAGTCCATCCTGGATTGGGCGAGTCCTCATCAATCTGCACCTCTTGCTGTTCCATCTCGGCGATCACCGGGTTCGGTTCTTCCCGCCCCTTCACAACGCGCATGGCATCCGACAGATGCAGGTACACCGCGTCCGCAATGACATGGACGACGCCCGCCCTGGTCTCGATGGAGTAGATGCGCTTGCCGCCGTGCGCTTCGGTGAAATTGACGTACTCGTTCATAGCTCGATACCCCTCTGTTCCCTCACGAAAAACGCGATGGCCACCGCCGCAACAAACTTCTGGTGCCGCGTCCATACCTTCGGGTCCAACGTGTCGGTGACTTCCGCGAATGAGGCGTACACGTCGCCGTAGGTCGCGATTTCCACTTCCGGCCAGCTACGCGCATGGCAGGCTCGTCTGATCTGCTCCAACCATTTCAAGTAAGACGGCAGGCCCAAGACTCGCTCCTGCCCGTCGCTATCCACCAACTGCACCGCCACCGGATAAATCACGTCGTCTCTGGCGTTGGTTCCCAGGTCCGCCGGTGCTCTGATCGTCTTCGGCGGCGTGATCACCAACCCCGGCGTCTCGACATGCGGTAAGCTCTCTTCCCCTTCGGTCGCTGCGAACTTCTGTTTCCAAACCACGATGTTTCGTGAGTGAATCGGCTGGCAGGGATCACCCGGTTGCGGAGAGAACGTCATGCTCCGCAACCGCTCTTGCAGCACCTCCAGAATTCGTTGAAGTGTTGAGTAGGCCATGCGTCACTCGGTTGGCGAGATGGTCATCGGCTGCCAGTCCACGTACTTCAGGCCGCTGTCTCCAATCACTCGCCGGTCGTTTTCCTTGGCGAGCAGCACGGCGCTCCTCGCCTCTTGTTCGTAGGCCGTGATTTCTTTGCGATCCATGCGTGCGAGCCGGGCGTAATGCCACTCGGCCAAGCGCAGGAACGCGGTGAGCATCGCCCCGTCTTCGATGTCCAACGGATCGGACAGCGAATACTTGACCGTCGTGTAGGTTTGGTCCGCCGCGTCCATCAACGTCAGTGCGGAGGAGCTATCGCGGGTCTTGACGACGGACTGAAACGAGTAGGGATTGTCAACGGAGTCTTGGTCGATCAGCGCACCGAACGGGGCGGTCGGTTCTTCAGTCGTGCTGGTCGTGACGCGCAACACGCATCCCGCAACGCCGGACGCAAACGTCGCTCCGCTGCTGGAGACGGACGCTGAACCAGACGAGATGGTGACTGTCCCCGTGCTGTACTTCTCTGGCAGCACAAACGGACGCGGGATCGCATCGAACAACAGGTCGTAGGCCACGGCGGAATTCGGCGGGCAGTTGAAGACGAGCGAAAGACTGCCGATGGTCTCGCCCGTGTTCCGAATGCAGGCGAACGCCGGGACGCCGGGAGTTCCGTTGGAACCGATCTGCAACGCCTGTTCGTCCGAGTCCGTGATGATCTGAACGGGACGGAGATAGGTGGAATCGAACAGGCCGATGGCGCGGCGGAACGTGACGGGCAGCGGGTATTCGTTCCGATAGAGCGTGTACGCAGTGCCGGCCGCGACGTTCGCGCCGGGGTTCGACGTGGAGGGCAGGACGACATGCGTGGAATCGGTGTACGACTCGATGTCGTAATGCACGTTCCCGATGATGATCCGGTACTTCTCGGCGTTCGACGGGAACGTAGAGGAAGCGAGCGTGACGATCCGCGTCGAGTGCGTGTACGTGATCGTACCGCTGGTCTGCGATGCAGCGGTGTTGATGATCGCTCGGCGACGGTAGTACGACCAGTAGCCCTGTTGAGGGAGGTCGCGGTACGCTTCTTCGACGGCACGCCGGATGTTCCGCTGGATGCGGAAGGCGCGGTCTACGGCGAATTGGTCCGTCAGATGTTCGACGGCATCTTGGTAGGTGCGAACCGGCATCACGGCCCGTTCGCCCAGCTTCAACTTGGTGCCGATATTTTAAGGGATATCCAGCCGGGATTGCAAGAACGGAATCTTTTTGGTAGTCATAACCCCCGATTCTCTGCGTAGGGGTCTGGTCGCCAGCGCCCCGTAGGACGGCCCATCACCGTCCTGCGCAGGGAATCTTTCCGCTGATTTCCTTCTGATGGGAAAGGTAAATCATGCCTGCTGTCTATGCCTACGGACGTTATTCGGACGAGCTTCAGAACCGCGGCGACTATGGCACTCTCGACGTTCAGCGTCAGCACTCCGAAGCGTGGTTCAAGTTCCAGCAGTCCATCGGACGCTTTGACGCCTCCTGGAGTTTCTGTTGGTTCTCTGACCCCGCCGTCAGTTCCACAGTACCGTTTCAGGACCGCCCAGGTGGCCGCGACATCATGGAACTGGCCAAGTCTGGCGATATCATCATCGCCTACAAGTACGACCGGATGTACCGCTCCACCAAAGACTTCATTCTCACGACAGCCGTGTTGACAGAGCGTGACGTCGGCGTGTATATGCTCGACATGCCGGGTCTCGATACCACCACTCCGGTCGGCAGAATGGCGTTCACCATGAGAGCAGCGGCCGCGCAGTTCGAGCGGGAAGAGATTGCCCGCCGCACGTCCGACGCCGCCAAGTCGCGCGTGGCCAACGGCATCCCCATCGGGATCGTCAAGCCGTGGGGCTGGACAGTCTATCGCACGTCTGTAGACGGGCGTCAGAAGTCATCCTACGTGCCGGACAAATACGACCGCGAGTGGGCCAGAATCTTCTACCATCTTCAGGAAGATGGCTGGTCGCTACAGGCCATTGAAAACTACATGATCCGCAACGACCTGAAACGTCCAAATGGAGCGAAGTGGTTTAAGAACGAAATCAACACGGCGATCCACGCGGCGATCTTGAACTTTCCCAAAAAGGTGCTGACCACCAAGTCCAGGACGCTCAATCGGGCGATTGCCCCCGTGGCTTTGCGTGGACGGCTGAAACGTACTCCCTTGCCTCACCGACAATATGTCTCAGTTTTGCCGCAGTGGGCTTCCGACCTTTGGTCTTCTGAGCTACGCGCTTGGCGACCAGCCGCGCCTCAATGTCCTCCGCCAGCTTCGGTTCCGGCGGAGGAACCTCATGCCCCTTGTGCTTGACCAGCCCCTCGCAGTCGAGATTCTTGAGCTTCAAGACTTCCTTCACGTCATCGACGGTGGAGACCCAGGCGTGCTTGTCCTCGTAGCGGCCGAGTCCGCCGACGTAGTATTTCCCGTTCGTGTTGATGCCGGCCTTCTGTGCGATCTGGAGAATCTTGTCCCGGTTGAAGCCGGTCATCTCGTTCATCTTCCGGCGCTGGCCTTGATTGAACGCCTGATCGGACCCGCCCATCATCGCCGCTTGGCGTGAGGCAAGCATGAGCGCCATCTGCTGGGTGCAGCCGTTCTTCAGGCATTGGCGATAGTGGGCCTGCTGGGCTTCACTGAGGTCGGCCAGTTCGTGTTCAATCAGCGTCATTTCTTCTTCGCTTTCGGCTTGGCTTTGGCTTGCTGCTGCATCACTTTTTGTTTGGTCTTTGATTCCTCGACGGCGATTTTGTTCTTCGCCATCGACTGCACCACGCCGGATTGCGCCTGTTGCTCCTTCAATCGCATGTCCTGCGAAGCGCCGGCCTGCTGAATCTCCATCTGCTGAGAATGCTCCTGCGCCTGCATAGCGGAGTCCTGTTGGAACTCGGCCTTTTTCAACTGCATATTCTGCTGGCCTTCCTGCGCCTTCAGTTGCAGTTCCATCTGCTTGGCCGCGAGTTCCATCTGGAGCTTCTGCTGCGTGGCTTCGATGTCGGCCTGCGTCTTCTGCATGTCCATCTCAGACTTTTGCTGAGCGGCCTGCATTTTCATGTCGGTTTCTTGCTGCTTTAATTGCAACATCGCTTCGGGATCAGGCCCGGCTTGCGGTTCGACCGGCTGCTCTTGAATCAGGTAGGCTTGCGGGTCAAGGTCGTGCGCTTCCGCCAGATCGGCGGCCAAAGCGTTCCACGGTCCGAACTGCCCGCCCATCGCGAACTGCGACAGTACGGGAGCGATGGTCTGCGCCAGCGTCGTCAACTCTTCCTTCTTCGCCGCCTTGTTCGGCTTGCGAGCGCTACCCGCTTCCACGCGGTAATCGAACTCCATCACCGCCCGCTCGAACGGCACGGCCAGCACCTTTTCCTGGAACAAGCGAGCGCCGAGTTTGCCCAGCACCGGCTCCACCGATTCCAGACTGCCGGTGTAGACCAGACACTCCATCTCCTTCATCGCGACTTGGCTGGCGAAGTCCTCCACCTTGGACGCCATCTCGTCCGGCCTGATTTGCGTGTTTTGATTCTTGATCCGGGTCGCTTCTGCCGAGCGGTCCTGCGTCGGCTGCATACCGTACAGCAACTCAGTCATGCCCGTGCGTTTGTCGAACTGCACCATCACCGCCTCCAGCATCGTCCAAATGTCTTTGGAGAAGTCCGGCGCTTGGATGAACGAGATGAGTTCGCTGATCTTGGTCGCACCCGACGTGCTGGACAGTTCGATGGTCTTGAACGGACCGCGTTTGTTGAGAAGCTGTTCCTCGATTTCCTTGGCCGCACTCTTCAACACGCCGACGTAGCTGGTGCAGTTCGCCGCCACCTTGTCCGCCAGAAAACTCATGCACCAGTTGATGAACCGCAACTCCCCGATCCCAGGCTTCACCAGACTGATCGGCCACACGCTATCCGGGTCTTCGTAGAAGCCGAGTTCCGCGAACGGCCAGCCATTCCCGCAGCCTTCATCATGCCAGTAGGGGATCGGCCACTGGGCGGCATGCTGTCCGTTTTCTGCCACTCCCATTCGCTGCGGCGGCATGTTCAATGGGAACGGGAAGTCTTTGGCAATCGCGAGATAGCAGTAGTTGCCGTACTGCGTCAGGTCCACGTTGGATTTTTGGGGTTGCTTGTTCGTCGCCTTGAGTCGCTGACCCATGCCGTTCTTGGAATAGACTTCCCAGTATTCGATCAGGTCGTGCGTGCCGGTGTCGCGCTTTTCCTGTTTGTCCGATTGACCTTGAAACGTCGCTTGAGACTGGAGGGATTGCAGCGTGCCCTTGAGATAGCCCTCTTCGTAACCGTACTTCCGTTCGACCAGATTCACCGCATGGCAGCACTTGCGGGCGATCCACTGGACATCCTCCCGATACCGTGCATCCGGGTCTTTCAGGATGTCGTCGCAGGACACGAACGTCGATTGCGGGTGATGAAAGCTGCTGCTCGGCGGACGGAACACGTTCGTCCAAAGATACCCCGCGCCCTTGATGACCGCTTCGTCCACGGCCCGGCGGATGTGGGTCTTCTTGTCCGTCTCCTGTTGCAGCCAGTTAAGATAGTGCTGCTTCAGCTTGGCTCGCACCTTGATGTCGCCGGTGGCAGCGGCTTGTTCCATCATCACCGCTTGGCTGATCTGCGCCTGCATCTCGTCTTGCGGATCAAGCCCCAACTCCTCTGGCGAGAACTCCGGTGGGAGTTTGGGGATCACCTGGATATTCGGGTTCCGGTGATACATCGACGGCCCGTAGAGCGCGACCGCCTCGAAGACGCGATTATGCGTCATTTTGAAATTCGGAAAACCTGACCTGTTGCCGCCCTCCAGGAAGCCGCCCTGTTCGGCGTTGGCGTACTCGTCCTTCCACATGAAGTCGTGGGAACCGTTGAAGAACTTGTGCGCCTCTTTGGCGTACTGCCCGAACAGATCGTGCTTGACCTTCCCTGCCTTCTCCAGCAGCGAAGTCCATTCTCCGCACAACGCTCGCAGCGGATAGACCTTGTCGTCCAGCATGATTCAGCCTTACGCCTGATCGGCAAATGTCGGAGCCGTGGTCGAGCAGACAACGCCGGAAAGTACCCAGAGCGTGCCGTCGCAGATGAAGCGGATAATCGTGCCCGGCTGCGGGAGATTCACTTGGAACTTGGAATTGCTGCTGCCGTTAGGAACGACTAGCGAGAGTTCGTCGGCCGCATCGCCAGCGTCGGTGTCCAAAAACTGCACGCCGCCCACGAAGTAATTCGTGTTCGACCCGGTGTCGAAAATCCAGTCGTGACCGTCGGCAGCGTTCAGCTTCGGATAGAACGCATACTCCAGTCCGCTCGCAGGAGTCGGCAGAGTGAACGTCCTGTCCGCAGACACGTTCGCAATGACGTGCGGCTTGCCGGAGTTGGCGACTGTGATCGGAGTGTTGGCGTCGGCGATGGCCACCAGCCGCACCGAGACGTCAGCCGCCGCATTGATCTCTGCGACCGTGGCTCCAGAGCGGAGCATACCCCTTAATTCACCTTGCAACGACATAGCAGAAAGACCCTCCAGTTAAACAACATAGAACTTCAGCCCTTCACGGACTGTTCGTATTCCGCGTAGGCTTCATCCGTTTGCCAGTCGCCCCACACGCTTTTGTTGTGGAACTCCGGCCGCTCGTGTTGCAGCGGGACTTTACGGGTCGCGGCGATGCGTGCCCCGCGCGTTTGCAGTTGCCGACTGAAATCCCAGTCTTCAGAGATGCTTTGCGCCGCGTACTTCTTAGTCGTGGTGTTCCAGGCGATGCGGTCTTGCTGACGGAAATGCAAGCCTTCTGCCCACGGTTCGTGCAGCTTCATCAGCCAGCAGCCCGTGTTCAGCAGCAATTGCGCCTGATCCTGCCGGTAGGGAACATCCTTGGCGGTGAAGGTCTCCGGCAGATCGTAGACTTCCGACAGCGTGAGGCGTCGGACGGACCACGGGTTGCCCGGCGTGTCCATCCCGGTGCTGGTCAAGCCTTTGCTGTTTTTGATCGGCACAACCGCGCTGATCATGTCCAAGTCGTTGGCCTGCATTTCTTCCATCAGGATGTCCAGCCACCCCCTACACGGAATCACGTCGTTGTGCAGCATGGCGAAATGCGTCACCCCGTCCGTCTCGCGGGCGTTCAAGGCGTCCGCCAACAGCGTGTTGAAGCATTGAGTCAGGACGCTCGTTCCGTAGTTGGTGACGACTTGCGGAAGAGTGCTGCTGGCGAAGTGCAGACCTGCCGCTGCGCCGAGATTGCACTCCAGGTTGCGGTGCGGCATCACCAGCGAGACGACAACCGGCTTAGTCTGCGATTCCTTCGCGACCGGGCTGAACGCGACTAGCGTGTGTGCCTGACCACGGAACTGCGCGCCGGAGTCCCGGAACTCGTTCACAGCCAAGACCACACCCATGTTCTCTTCGCCGTAGTCGTGGAAGGCGAGGAGTCCGCCCTCCCGCAAGCACGGCAACGCCAATTGGATATCCAGCTTCACCGCTTCGTAGGAATGATCCCCGTCGATGAAGATCAAGTCGAAGTCCCGCCCCAGCGTCGGCATGACGTCGGCGCTAAGACCCTGCCGGACGAGAATCTTGTCCTCCACGCCGCCGTTGCGGATGTTCTCCAGGAAGGCATCGAGCGTGCCGTGCGGCTTCTCGAACGTCGCCCGCGCATCGAACGGATCGACACACGTCACGGACCGGGCCGTCGCCGCCAAGTTCAGCGTGGACAACCCTTCGTAGGAACCGATTTCGCAAACGTCTTTTTGGAAAGCGAGACGACGGAGGAAGAGTTGTTCCTCCTCCGTCATCCAACCATGCACCGTGAGAACCGTCATCTAGTCTGTTCCTTTATTCAATCAATAAATCTCGATTGCCATGTTC